AGCAAGATTTGATAAAATGATATACGTTGTTTTGATAGCTGGTGAGACAAATCCTGTAACACCTCAACAAGCTGCAGCTGTTGATCATGTTATATCTGCAGCGTTTGTAGTTATGCCACAAATTTATGCACTCGGTATTAATGAGACTGATCCAGAGGTTGTTGGACCTGGAATAGACATATCTGCTATTAGAGCAAAATATAATAAGATAATAGCAGGAACATCAATAACAGAGTCAATAGATCCGGGCGATAAAACGAGAGAAGAGCTTGCAGTTGTTAAATCGCCAGAATTTGTTAAAACTGTTCCTACGAAACTTAGCGATGTAGAAAAAATTAACCCTAGCAAAATTACAAAAGAATTTGAAAGCATTGATGAAACAACTGGTTTCAAAAAACCAGTAAGCATTGATGAAGCTACCGCTGAAATGAAAACTACATTAGAAGATATAAAATCAGGAAAGATAGATATTCAAAGTAATTTAGATGCAGATAAGATAAAAGCTAGAGGTGAAGCAACTAAAATTTTAGGTGATAAAAATACCAGCGCTCTCTTTGATAAACTAGATGGAAGTATGGGTAATGTTGATGGCCTCATTAAAGATTTAAATATTAATAAAATTGATGATTTAACAAGTAATATAAAAAATGCTTTCGGAGTGAAATAAATGGCTTTTGAAAATAGAAATAGTAATAAGCTTGTACCAGGCGGTATTAGAAAAGAAAATGGATTTGATGATCCTAATGAAGCATATCCTAAAAAATCTTTCTTAAATACTTCTTCCGTAAATGAAAAAGCAAGAGGTACAAAGAGAGTTAATGTAGAGCTTGGAGGTGGTAATGCTGATCTAGATCTCGAATTAAAAGATGAAGCAGCTTCTATATATCCAAACAGCCAAGTTAAAGAAACAGCATCAGGGCACATTGTAGAGTATGATGATACTCCCGGAGCTGAACGTATAATGATACGTCATAGAACAGGATCAGGCGTAGAGATGCGCGCAAATGGAACTATGATATATGGATCAGTAGCTAATACAATAAGAGTCACAGCTCATGATGAAAAGGTTATTGTTGATGGCGACGGAGAATTGCATTACAATGGAAACTTAAAACTAAAAGTTGCAGGTGACTTTGATTTAGAAGTTGGCGGTGATTTTAATTTAAGAGTTGACGGTGATGTTGATCAAACGATTAAACGAAGCTATAAGCAAGATATAGGAAAGAATAAAGAAGTAAAGATTATAGAAAGCAGATCAGAAACAATAGGTATAGATGGCACTACATTCATACATGGTAATAGTACAAACACAATAAAGAAATCGAATAATATATTTGTAGGAGAAGATGAAACTCATAGCGTCGGTGGTACGTTGTTTATGACTGCAGAAAATGAAGTTTCATTATCAACAAAAAGCATAAATGCTACTGCATCTTCACTTGCAGTTTTAGGAGATAGTGGAACAATAGGTGGCGTAAATATGGTTTATTATGGCCATACAGCTCATATACCAAGAATTAATGCAACTTCTGTTCATGCTTCACAAGGCGTAATTGCTGATGTCGGGATGACTGCACCAACTTTTAACGGTAACCTATCAGGTAATGCTAGCACTGCAGGAAAATCTGCTGTAGCTACAGCTTTAGGTGCTGGTGCTGGTAGTGCACAATCTACAGTGACTATTACTCCTGCAGCTGATTCAGATACATTAGAGCCTACAACTTCTATCTTAAATGAATTATTAGAACAATCAACTGTTGCTATAAAAAGAGTTGCTATCGACACATTCGGTGGATTATTTGATAGACTTAATAGAAAAACTCATTACGGTGGATTATCAACTACAGATTTAACTACACGTCAAGTAAGATCTAAGTTAAGAGATCCTAATACACTTAACAATGAAAAGTTTACAAACGCATGTCAAGCAGAAGGTATATTGTCACCATTCTTTACAAGACAAGCTATACTTACAACCGACAGAATTGTTTCTGGAAAGAAGAGTTTAAAAATACCAAGTACTATTATAGGCAATCCAGATAAACCTATGGAAAGATTTAAAGGTGCACCAATAAGTGTAAAAACAACGGAAGCTTTACCTGAACCAAACTTCAATCCTGTGTTTCAAGATGAGATTACGAGCAGAACTAGATTAGCGCCAGGTATTACTATGGCCACTTTCTTAGGTGGATCTGGTGATCCTGTTACTTTAACTCATATACTTGATGATAATGTAAGATTGAAACTTGCAAAGCAATATACGTTACATGCTCGAGTCTTAAGAGCTGTTAACTCATATAATGCAGTTAAAGAATTTAAAGATTTTAGGTTACAAGTAGTTGAAGGATTATACAGAGCTGAAGAAGGTGAAGAACTTGATGTGAGTGATGGACTAAACTATTTAATGTCAAGAGGAAGAGCTGTTGTATACGAGTTAATCAATATGAGAGGTGAAATTGCTATAGAAAAAACATTTGATTTGGCAGTATACTTAAAAGATACTCTAAATTTTGAAAAGCTTATTTTAGATTATGATAACTATAATCCAGATGGATCTTTAAATGCTCAAATCATAATAATAATGCCTGAGATAACACCGCCATGGACAGTGACATATCAAAATGAAGTTGAAACTAGATATAATAACTTTTCACAAGTAACAAATGAGCTTATGGAAGCGTTACCTACTACATAACTATATAAATAGAAAAAAGGAAATAATATGCCGACAAGAGCTTTTTCAATAGAGGATGGAAACCTAGGAAGTAAGACTATACTTACTTCTCGTACAAAGTCATCTCAAGACATTGACTTATCATTCGCTAAAAAGCCATCTGGTGACATATTTAAAAAAACAGATGCAGCTGCTGTAAAACAAGCAGTTAAAAATTTATTACTTACAAATTTTAGTGAGAAGCCTTTTCTTCCAAGATTCGGTGGAAACTTAAACTCATTATTATTTGCACTTAACACAGACATAGATGATGAAGATTTAGAAGAACAAATAATTAACGCTATAGAAATATATGAGCCTCGTGCACGAGTTACTAATATAAGCAGTAACTTAAGTGATGATGATCATCAAATAAAAGTTACAGTGACTTTCAAAATAATTAACACAAATGAAACTGTAACTACAAATATAGATTTAACAAGGTTAAGATAATGGCAACAACAATTAAATCAACTCAACTCGACTTTGATACTATAAAAAGTAAGTTAAAAGATTATTTAAAGCAACAAACAGAATTTGCTGATTATGACTTTGAAGCATCAGGACTAAGTAATATATTAGATGTGTTAGCTTACAACACGCATTTTACAGGTTTAAATGCTAACTTTGCATTAAATGAATCTTTTATAAACACAGCACAATTAAGAAGTTCTGTTGCCGCACTTGCAGAAAATCTTGGTTACGTTCCAAGATCTTATGTATCACCTGAGGCTTCTTTAAATTTATCAATAAACATTACTACAACACCAAGACCTAATGCAATAGTGTTGCCGCGAAATACACAGTTCACAACTGATGTTGATGGAACATCATATACATTTCAAACTAGAGAAGCTTTCACTGCAAATGATAATGGATCTGGCGTTTACCAATTTTTAAATAGCACGAATGGAACTGGAATACCAGTTTTTGAAGGAACAGAAAAAACAAAAACATTTTTTGTAGGTGACACATCAGATACACAAATATATGTCATACCTGATATCACAATTGATACTACAACCATCAGAGTTCGTGTCTTTCCTACTGCATCATCTACTACATTTGATACTTACACCGATATTAAGAAAGCAGTAAGAATAGAAAGTGACTCAACGTATTATCAAATTAAAGAAGTTCCTAATGGGTATTATGAATTAATATTTGGTGATGGTACTACTACTGGAAAAGCACCAGTTGCTGGTAATAAAATAATAGTTGATTACTTATCAACTCAAGGTGCTGCAGCGAACACCTCTAGTACATTTACTCCATCTTCAACAATAACCGTTAATTCAGTAGCTTATAATATAACAACGGTGACAGAATCAAATGCTGCTGGTGGTGCATTTAAAGAAAGTATAGAATCTATAAGACAAAATGCTCCTATAGCCTTTACTTCGCAAAGAAGATTAGTTACAGCTGAAGACTATAAAGGACAAATATTATCAAATTTTAATGCATATTTAGATGATGTGACATCCTTTGGCGGCGCTGATAACGTTCCAGCAGTTTATGGCCGTGTTTATGTTGGCTTAAAATTTAAATCTGGAATAACTGACAGCACACAACAAAGCGTAAAAGATCAAATAAAAACTGATTTAACTGACAATATGTCAGTAATGTCAATTACAACAGAGTTTGTTGATCCTATAACAACAAACTTACAACTTACAACTACTTTTAATTTAGATCCGGATTTAACAAGTGCTACTGCGCAATCAATGGAAAATTTAGTACAAACAAGAATAAATACTTTCTTTTCAACCAATTTGGAAAGATTTAATGAAGTTTTTAGAAGATCAAATTTACTTACCATTATAGACGCATTGGATCCTGCAATTTTAAACTCTAAGATAGATGTTAAGATGGTTCAAACCTTTGTACCAACCAATAATATTTCTCTTAGTTACGATATAAATTATCCCGCGAAGCTTGCGCTTCCTGCTGCGGATTTACCGGTTTTAAGTTCATCAGGATTTACTTTTAATAGTCAACAATGTTTTTTACAAAATAAATTAAACAGCGCAAAAATACAAATTGTTTCAATAGATGGAACTGTTGAAAATGATAATGTAGGAACATACAATCAAGAAACAGGTGTTGTAAGTTTAGTCGGATTTAAACCAAGTTCAATAGATGGAAGTTTCATATCTATAACAGTTACACCAGCAAATCAAAATACTATAAGACCATTACGTAACTATGTTCTCGGTATTGACACATCGACTTCAACATCTAGAGCTTTACTTGATTTTCAAAATACACAGGTTAGCATTTAATGTCTATTAATCATCACAGTAAAAGAAGGCTCAAAAACTTTCAAGTACGAAAAGTGCGTGAAGCTTTACCTGAATATTATACAAGTGAGTATCCGACTCTCGTAACTTTTTTAGAAAAGTATTATGACTTTTTAGATTCAGACAATGGAACACACGCCTTTGGTGATGATATAAGACAACTTTTTTCTAAAAAAGATGCAAGAGAAATGCAAAGCGATTTGCTAAATAATATGGTAAGTGAAATTGCTGGTGGATTAGAAACAGGTGAAAATTTTACTGATACAAGATACGCAATAACAAGATTAGCTGAGTTAGCAAGAAACAAAGGTACTAAATTTGGATTTCAAGAATTTTTTAGATTATTCTTTCAGCAAGTGGCTGATGTTGAATATGGCAAAGAATCAATATTTAACATTGGAGATTCAGCAAGTCAAATAGGTGTTGACTCATTAAAATATCTACAAGATAATGAACTTTTTCAAACATTTGGTTTATTAGTGAAAACTGGAATTGATATAACTAAATGGTCAGAGCTGTATAAAAAGTTTGTTCATCCTGCAGGATTTTATTATAAAGGTCAAGTAGTTTCTGACACAGTAGGTTCTCTTAATATCACGGCGCCTTTAGCACTCGAAGATTCATCACCTGGACCAACACTTGTTTCTGAAGTAACTGCAGCATTTTCATTTCCTTTTGTTCAGACAACAGTGTTGATAGACTCTGGCGGTGGTAACGTCAGATCTAATTTAAACGAATTAGTAGAAGAGTACGAAGACATTACTCTATCACAACTCGATACAACTTATCACACATTACGTCAAATAATAACACCAAACTCATTTACTTTTGATGATAGCTCAATTAGAGACAGTGATGAAAATGCAACACCAGACTTCTCAATGGTATTAGAAACAATGGATACGAAATATTTACTAGAAGAGTAACTGACTCATCTTTCTAGTATAAATAGACTTATTAGGATTTAAAATGACAAGACAAAATATAAATGTAGGTTCATCAGCAAACGACGGTACAGGAGATACCTTACGCACAGCTGGTACAAAAATTAATCAAAACTTTCAAGAATTGTATACACAACTTGGAGGCGATAGTTCAACGCTAAGTACAAGAGTTATAATAAAAGATTCTGATAACGAAGGCACCATTATATTTGAAGGATCTAGTACAGATTCACATGAAACTAAATTAATCGCTACTGACCCTACAGCAGATAGAACTATCACTTTACCAGATGCTGGTGGCAATGTTGTATTGGATACTGCAACTCAAACATTAACTAATAAGACATTAACAACTCCAACTATAGCATCAATTACAAACGGTGGAACGATTACTATACCAAGTGGAGCTGGTACTATCACAACAATAGCAGCAACACAAACACTAACCAATAAAACTTTGACATCGCCAACTATTAATACACCTGTTATCGGTACGTCTTTAAATGATGCCAATGGAAACGAATTTATAAAATTTACAACTACTAGTAGCGCTGTCAATGAACTAACAATAGCAAACGGTGCTTCAACTACAGGACCAACTCTTTCAGCAACAGGAACAGCAACTAATTTAAATATAATATTAACACCAAAAGGAACTGGTTCTATTGAATTAAATAAAGCAGCTTTTACTTCTTCTACTATAACAGCAGATGGTGCTGCAAGCACTTCGGCTACATTAATCATAGGTAACAAAGGCTCTGCTTTGGCGGTTAGTTTAGCAGATGGAACTACTGTAGGTGAGTATAAGATTTTTACAAATAAAGGTGCAGGCGCTATGACAGTAACACCTTCTAATTTTGCACAAGGTACAGATTTTGCATTAGCGCAAAATGATGGTTGTACTTGTATATGGGACGGATCAAACTGGTTCTTAATAGGAAATCAAGGCGAAGTAACGGTATCATAAGGAATAGAATATGTCAGCAATAATTACAGACCCGTTTAAAAAACTACTAACTCAAAATATCTTTGATGAAGTTACGAACAATACTAATAGGTACTATATAGGAATTGGAAGGTCAGAACCTTGGGACAGCTCAGAAACAGTGCCCACTCCTACAAATAGTACTAGAACTGTTAGAAATTTAAGAGCAGGTTTGCAATCAATAAAATCTGCAAGTGATGTATCATATGTCATACCGAGATATAACTGGTCATCTGGGTCTATATATCAGGCTTATGACGATAATTTTACTGGTATACCAGACACAAATCCTTATGCAGTTATGACAGAAGATAACCAAGTTTATATTGTTTTAAGACAAGCTAAGAATGATGCAGGCACTGCAACAACTTCTACGATAAAGCCAACCGGAACTAGCACAAAACCTTTTAAAACTTCTGATGGATACGTTTGGAAGTTTTTATATTCTTTATCGGCTGGAAGAGCAAGTGCTTTTTTATCAGCAAACTTTTTACCAGTTGAAAAAATTCTAGACTCTGCAAGAGTCAATGAATTTACTGGCACAACTACTTTATCTGTACTTGAAATTCAACAAGCTGAGGTTCAAGATTCTGCAGTTCCTGGACAAATAGTAAATATTAAAGTCACTGATGGTGGAAGTGGATATACTTCTGCTCCAACAATAACTATCAATGGCGATGGTGTAAGAGCTGCAGCTACTGCTACAGTTTCAGGCGGAGCTGTTACAAAAATTGAACTTGATTCAAGCGCTGACAGTGCTATAACTATGGGACAAGGATATAGGTTTGCTAGTGTCGCAATAAACGGCGGTGGAGGAAGCGGTGCAAAAGCAAGACCAATATTAGGTCCTCAAGCTGGATTAGGTGCAGATGCAAGAGATGATCTCAAGTCTAATTCATTAATGTTTAATGCAAAACCAAATGGAATAGAAGATAGTAATTTTATAGTAGGTCAAGATTTCAGACAAGTAGCTTTGATAAGAGATCCAAGACATACTTCAGATAGTGCAAATGATGGTCCTCCTTTTACTACATCAAGCGGTAAAGTTTTAAGATTCTTAAAGCTTACTGCAGCTGCTAATACGGGGTTTTTAGATGCAACAATAACAGGTGGAACATCAGGAGCTAAAGCTTTAGTTGATGAAGTTGATAGCGATAGATTATATTTTCATCAAACAGAAGATACTGGATTTAAACCATTCGCTGAAGGTGAAGCAATAACTGGTGGTGGTACATCAGGAACACTTGTAGCTGAAGGTGTAGATGCTGACAGCGATGCTTTCACTAGAGATGATGTAGATAAACTTTCTGGAAGCATTTTATATATAGAAAACAGAGCACCGGTCACAAGAGCAGCAAATCAACAAGAAGACATTAAAGTTGTAATATCACTGTAAGGAATAAACTATGGCAACTAATTTAACTGAAACCACTTTTCCAAGTACTTATAAAGATGATTTTACTGACAGTGCTGGATTTCATAAGATACTTTTTAACTCAGGAAAAGCGCTTCAAGCTCGTGAGTTAACTCAATTACAAACTATACTTCAAACCCAAATACAAAGATTCGGTGACAATATATTTAAAGAAGGAGCTGTAGTTAAGCCTGGTGGCGCAAGTATAAATCAAAAATATGAGTTTATAAAATTAAACACTTCAGTTAATACTCTTCCAGCAGATGCGTCTTCCCTCGTTGGTACGTCATTCACAGGTCAAACTTCAGGCATCATAGTTAAAGTCTTACAGGTTGTTGCTGCAACTGGATCAGATCCTGATACTCTTTACGTTCAATACACAAATACAAGTTCTGGATCAGCAGGAGCTTCTACAATACGTATGACAGCAGGTGAAGATATAAACAATGGATCGGTTACATTAACAGTTCAAACTACAAACACTGCAACAAATCCTGCAACAGGTGTTGGAATATTAATTACTTTACTATCAGGAATATACTACGCTCGTGGACATTTTGTATTTACTGAAGATCAATCAAAAATTCTTTCTAAGTATACTGATGTAGCTAATACAGATGTAGGTTTTAAAGCGGTTGAATCTATTATATCGTCTATAGATGATGATAGTTTATTTGATAATCAAGGAGCTGTGCCTAATCTCACAGCGCCTGGTGCTGATAGATATAAAATTGAATTAACAATAGCAGAAAAAACAGAAGTTGACTCAGACGAAAATTTTATACACGTTGTGACTGTTAAAGATGGTGTGATATATAGTGCTGTAAGTCAAAATGATGCATATAACGTACCAAACAAAGTTGTTGCTAAAAGAATATTTGAAAACTCCGGTGATTACTTTGTTAAGCCCTTTACTATAAACTTTACTCTTGATTCTGAAAATACACACTTGCAATTAAATGTAAGTCCCGGAACTGCTGTAGTTGACGGCTTTAGAGCTTCAAGAGACTTTCCTACAACTTTAAGAGTGGCAAGATCAACATCAACTACTACTATAGAAAATGATGTTGTTGGTACAGATTTTGGTAACTATGTGTTTGTTGACAATGGAACCTTTGGCGATTCAGCTGCATTTGGCATGCCAAATATTAATGTTTTCGAAAAGTTAGATTTAAAAGACGGTCTTGATTATACAGGTACTACTATTGGTACAGCAAGAGTTAAAGCCATAAACGAAGATGGTATTAAATTAAGATATCATTTGTTCGATGTAAAAATGAACAGCGGTCAAGCTTTTAGAAATGTTAAAAGTATTGGAACTAGTACGTCGAGTTATTTCAGGCCAACGCTAGAAAATGGAAAAGCAGTTTTAAAAGAAACAAACAACAATACTTCTTTATTTAAATTAGGTAGAAATAGGCCTCAATCTTTAACTGATATATCATTTGCTGCACAGAGAAGATTCACTGCAACAGCGAATGGTTCAGGTCAAGCGTCAATATCTCTATCAGCATCAGGCGAAACTTTCACAAATACAGATGATTGGATAGTTGGAACAGATAGTGACGTATATTTAAACGCTAGTATATCAGGTGCTGGTAGCACATCAGCAACTTTAACGGGATTACCAGCGAGTCAAGCAGTTGAGATATTAGGATACGTCAACAAAAGTCAAGCATCAATAAAAACAAAAACTTTAACTCAAAGGGCGATTACTGTAAGTATAGATTCTGATGGAAATGGTCAACAATTCTTACCATTAAATAAGGCAGATATCTTTGATGTTCAAGATGTTCTAAAAGGCGGTGATAGTAATATAAGTTACTTCGATAGATTTAGATTAGATGATGGACAAAGAGACAATCACTATGACTTAGGAAGATTGTTACTTAAGGGTGGGCAATCTGCTCCTTCAGGTAGCGTATTTGTAAACTTTAGACATTTTGAGCATGGTGTTTCTGGAGATTTTTTTGCTGTTAATTCTTACACTGGTCAAGTTACATATGATCAAATTCCTAAGTACAGATTTAGTAATGGTCAAAGAGTAAGATTATACGACTACCTCGATTTTAGATCTGTCATGGATTCTGCCGGTGAATTTAGTAACTCAGGCTTAGGAGCAAGAGTTATTGAATTACCACAACCAACTAATCTTGTAACTGCTGATATAACATACTACCAAGCAAGAGCTGGTAAATTGGTTATTGATAGAGACGGAATTATAAGATTTGTTGTAGGAGCTCCAGCTTTTAATCCAAATACACCGATAAAACCTGATGGCACTCTTGGTTTGTATGACATTAGACTTAATGCAAACACATTGAACGATTCTGATGTCGCGACAAGAAAGATTGAGCACAAACGTTTTACTATGAAAGACATTGGTTTATTAGAAAAAAGAATCGATAAGTTAGAAGAAGTAACCTCTTTAAGTGCATTAGAACTTGATACAAAACACTTTCAGGTATTGGATTCTGCTGGAAATGATAGAACAAAATCTGGATTCTTCGTTGATAATTTTGTTGATCATACATTTTCACAGATAAGCGGAACTAACTACAGAGCAGCACTTGATCCCATAGAAAATGTTATAAGACCTGCATTTACTGAAGATAATATTAGATTAATTTATGACTCAGCATCTTCTACTAATACTATAAGAAAAGGTGATAACATTTACATCGCTTATGATGAAACACCGTATATTGATCAAGATTTAGCGACAAAGGCGATTGCAATAAATCCATTTTCAGTTGTCATATATGAAGGTGTCACTACATTATCACCGGCGTCAGACGAGTGGAGAGATGTTAATGTTATTGCAGAAAGAACAATACAAGGTGGAACTCGTTTAAGTCCAACTCAAGCTTATAATTGGAATAACTGGTCATGGAACTGGGGCGGAATACCAGCAGAAAACTTAGGAATCGGCTCTCAAACAAATACTCTTAATGGAACTGTAAATAGAGTTGTAAGTGAAGAAACAGTAATAGATCTTCTAGAAGATAGAGTGGTGCAATCTGCATTGATACCTTTTATGAGACCTAGAAAAGTATTTTTTAAAGCTGAAGGTTTAAGACCGAATAGTAGAGTATTTCCATTCTTTGATGGTAATGAAATTTCAGATTTTACAAAGTCAGAAACATTTCAGTTTTATTCTGACTATGATTCAGATTTTGGTAATACCTTAAAAGGAGCAACTGCTCATCCAGATGGAAGCAGCAATTTAACTACAGACGCTAATGGTTCAATCTCTGGTTCTTTTATAATACCTAATAATGATACTCTTAAAATAAGAACAGGTGTAAAAGAATTTAAAATTTTAGATTTAAGTGTCGATAATGAAGCTGAAGCTGCAGTAATAGCAAAAACAAATTATTCAGCTACAGGTTATATTGATAATATTGATAGAACATATTCTTCCACAAGAGTTCTTAATGTTCAAGGTGTAAGATTAAGAGATCAAGCTGTTTATACTGCAGCAGGTGATAATGAAAGCACATATGGTCCAGGAACTACAATATCTGAAGATACTCATCAAGGCGGTGGATCATTTAGTAATGGTCATTCTAATAGTATGACTGGTGGTTTAGATGATGCAAATGCATCTATTGATGTAGGCTTAGACGCATTTGGAGGATCTGGTGATGATAACAGCGGCTCCGGTGATGGTACACACTGCTGTACAGCAGCGCAAAAACGTGGTGATATGACCTTTACCGAAGTTAAAAAGTTAAGAGCTTGGCACAGAAATCAATCAGAGATTTGGCAAGAAGGATATGACATCTGGGGTAAAATTATTGCAGATAATCTAGTTGCTAAGTCAAAATGGCAGTCTGATAGAGTTAGAGACTTTTATAATAATAAAATATATGGAAAGAAATCAATTGGTTCATTATATGCCGACATCGTTATAACACCAATTTCAATGATAATAGGAACATATAAAGTGATTAAAAAGAAATTTGAATTAAAGGACATAAGAAAATGGCAGTAACATCACTAGGTTATCAATTAAATAAACAACCAATTGCGCAGTCGTTTTACATAAGCGCTCAAACTGGAATATACTGCACCAAAGTTGATTTATTTTTTAGCAAAAAAGATGCATCTTTGCCAGTTCAAGTACAAATAAGACCAATGGTTCAAGGGTTTCCGTCAGCAAGCAGAATTATTCCAGGAACCATTAAAATGCTACCAGCTGGAAGTGTTAATGTAGACACTACTGGACCTGAGTTAACACCAACATCTTTTGAATTTGACGAACCAGTCTTTTTAAAAGGCCAAGAAGATTACGCATTAGTTGTGATAGCCGACTCAAAAGACTACGAAATTTATATAGCAGAAATTAATGAATTTCAGTTTGGATCCACTGAAAAGAGAGCAAATAAACAACCAGATTTAGGAAGTTTATTTTATTCACAAAACGGTGTCACATGGACTCCATCACAAAACCAAGACTTAACGTTTACTATTCATCAAGCAAGATTTAAACACACATCTGCAACTGCCATATTACACAACGCATCTGTACCTAAGAAAAAACTATTAAATAATCCTTTTACTGTTTCTTCTGGTGATGCAACAGTAACTACAAGGCATATAGGCCATGGAATGCAAGTAGGTAATGCAATTGATATAAGTGGTGCAACATCTGTTGGTGGTATGGAAGCATCCAGTATTAATGGTAGAAGAGTAATAACAGCTGTCGACTGGACCGGATATACATTTGAAGCAGACAGTTCTGCAGACTCTGATGCTGTAGCTGGTGGAGCAAACGTGCTTACTACAAAAAATATTCCTTATAGTTTAATTTATCCTACAACACAGATGCTAGCACCTACTAACACCTTTGTAGCAGGTTCAATAAAAGCCACTACTGGAAAATCATTTGCTGGTACTGAGACATCATTTCAAAAACAATCAGAATTCCAAACTATAAAATTTAATGAAAACAATCAAGCACTTGAGCCATATGTTGTAGCTTTTGACAGTGCAGAAACTGCAGAGTTAGGCGCTGGTGTTAAGTCTTTCGATATGCAAATAAAGATGAATACTTTAGATTCTGATATATCTCCTATGATAGACTTACAAAGAACTTCAATATCATTAATTGATAATATAATTGATAAACAAGATTCATCTTCATCATCTGGATTTAATGTACCTTTAAACTATGTTGATGAAACTGCAGCTACTGACGGTAGTTCTGCTGCAAAACACTTAACAAAAATAGTAACTCTTGCAGATGATGCAGTAGGATTGAAAATATTATTAACGGCTAATAGACCTAATGGAACAGATTTTCAATTATATTTCAGAACAGCAACGGCCGATGAAGTAATTACTGACAAATCGTTTACTTTACAAGCTTCAGAAACTACACTTCCTACTGATGAATCTATAACAGTTTTTAGAGAGTATAGATACTTAATAGGTGGACAAAATGGAGTTTTACCAGCGTTTACTAAGTTTCAAGTTAAAATTGTGTTTAGAAGCACAAACTCTGCTAGGGTTCCAAGAATTAGAGATTTAAGGATAATCGCACTGAGTGTATAATGAGTTATGTTAAAGTTGAAGGCCACAAAAATTTCGTTAGGGATAGAAGAAGTGGTGCTATTATAAATACTAATAGAGAAGAAATAGAAGCAGCAAAAAAGCGTAAAGCTGAAAAACTGAATAAAGATAAAGAACTTAATGATTTAAAAGATGAAGTAAGTGATATAAAGAAAATGTTAACTAAAATAGTAGAGAAGCTCGATGGCTAAAACAATTATAAACTTATCAGATCCAGTATCAACACTTGTTAGTAAAACTAATACGATATCGGATCATGTTGGAGATATAACTCAGTTAAATGTACCAGCTAGTGCAGATTCTGATTTAGTACAAGCAATAAATCATGTATTCAACAATAGTACAGATTCAGCTGTTATTGTTTCTATTGTAGACTCTGCATACGTACAAGATAGGCAAAGTCCTGCAACTTCAAGAGCTACCGTATTACCATTTTTCATAAAAGATAGCGCAAATGGAATTGGTTTAGATTCTTCTGAAGGTCGATTCTTTATTGCACCAAATACTGTTAATACAAGCATGATAGAAAATTCAGCTATTACAGCAGAGAAACTAGCAGGTGATGCCGTAACCTCATCAAAGATTGCAGATGATCAAATTAATAGTCAGCATTATGTTGATGGTTCAATTGATACTGCACACATTGCTGATGGTCAAGTAACAACATTAAAATTAGCAGACAGCTGTGTCACAGAAGCAAAAATGGCAAATGACGCAGTAGGATCAGCAGAATTAAAATCACTATCAACTTTATTAATTAAAGATGTTAATGGAACAACATTAAAAACTATCCACGGCGCTGGAGCTTAAATTATGGCTGACGTTGTTGTCAAACAAACTACCTCTGGTAGTGTTATTCAAGAAATGAGTACTTCTGATAAAGAATATATAGAACATGTTCTTCTTACAGATTTTAACTCAGCAGATACAGGCGTTGGCACAATAAGCGTAAATCCATCTGATACAACAGGATTAACGTTGATAGGTACATTTGTTGATACGACAAGACCTTCCGCTGTAGGCTCACATCCAGTTAGTTCTACTCCGGTAACAGCAAATACATATAACTTTTATCAAGATTTAGGATCAGCAAGTGAAAGCATAACAGATGCAACAAGACCAGTTGCGCTTGATGGTTCAGCAGATATTCAACGAATGTCTGATACAGAAACAAATAATGATTTTGTTCTTTCTACACAAGAAAATTTAGTAGCAAGTGGAGTAGGTAGTTATGCACTACAACCTGCTGCACCTTCAAGCGGGACATGGATAGAAAAAGCAACTATTACAAATTCATTAGTAAGCGGTTCAAATACCACAAAACTTTGGAGAAAGTCAGCACCTGCATCTACTCCTACAACAGTAAGACCATTAAAATTTGTATCTAGTTCCGGTTCATTAAGAGAAATGACAGATACAGAAATTAAAAAGTTTACACCTAGATTAAGAAATAGAATTGTTGGAAACGGCATTGGCCAATATAAATTACAAGCCACTGCGCCTACTAGTGGCGGCACATGGGTTCAAGTAGGATCCGATATTGTTGATACACGACATCAAGTAGCTAATCAAAATTATACTGGATTTTTTAGTAATACATTTTCAAACACGTTTAGCAACACATTCGCAGGTTTTTTTAGCGCAACTTATAATAGATTTTTTAATGGTCAATTTTACGGAAGTTTTTCAGGTAGTAGAACTAAATTTTTTACAGGATTTTTTACAGGATTTTTTACAGGAACTTTCACAGGATTTTTTACAGGATTAACAGTACAAAGTTCAACTGAAAATGTGACTACATTAAAATTGTGGGTAAGAACAGCTTAATTATTATTGGAGTTTATTATGGAAAGAACTATCAAAAACCCCTATTGGGGAAATAACACTAAGACACAAGTTATATGCGAGTTTCATTACGGCGAAGGCAAACCTATACAAACTGCTGCTATTACAGAAACTGAAGAAGGTAATCCAGATTGGAAAGAAATATTTGAAAAATTTACTATTGAAGAAATAGACGAAATTACAGAAACCTATAAAGCTGAAGAATCTGAAAAACGTAAGAAACAAGTAGAATTTGAAAAAGATGAAATAGAAAGAATGAAAAGTGATGCATTATTTAGTGCAAAACTTGAAGCCTTTGAAATAGAAGAAATTAAAAATTCAAAAAATAGAAAACTTAAATCCCGTATACGAAAAGCCAAAAGCATTATGGAAGTAACAGCATTTACTGCCGCTTTACTTATATCTGAAAATGATGAATAATGGATTTGTTTATGTTGCAAGTAAATTTAAAAAATTTATATCAGCAGCAAGATATTCAGCTAACAGTTTAAGAGATCATTGGCCTTCAGCAAACATAACTTTGTTTACTCATGAAGAATGGTTAAATGAAAGTGACTATTCTTTATTTGATAATATCATAACAAAAGAAATTCCTAATCACAAAAGAGCAAAACTGTGGGCTTTAGATAAAACTCCGTATGATCTAACATGCTATATAGACTGTGATACTTGCATAGAGCACGATGATATTAAATTTATATTTAATCAGCATAATAATGATTCTGATATAACTATAACAAAAACTAGAAGATATGCTGCTGCTATTGATTCTAAGTTTAAAGGTGGTGAACTTACTGATCACTGCGGATTATTCATATATAATAATAAGAAACACACATTAAATTTTATGAAGCAATGGTGGCTTTTATATTGCAAGCAAGATGAAGGCATTTGGAAATGGGACACAAAATTATACCCAGAATATTTAAGACCATGGGATATGTGGACTTATTGGTGGTTACAAAATAAAACAGAACACAAAATAAAGAGATCTTATTTTCCAGATCCTGATGCTAAATGGAATTTTATTTACATTTATAAAAAAGAAGAATTAAAGGGTCATAATAAAGTAATATCACACCAACCTTTACCGAGAGCAAATGATTAATATTAAAATTCAAAATAAAGAAATAATTAATTTATTAAATGATTACTCCACATGGATCGAAAGTTTAGATAAATCAGTATTTAAATTGGAAGGAAAGGCAGACAAAAATGACTATTATACTGAAGAAGAATATTTTAAAACTATAGATCAAGAAAATCATATTGGGTGGCCAGAAGTAAGTTATGGTACAGACATAGCTTATACACACAC